CATCGAAGAGGCTTACGTGGACGAGGAGACTCGGGCAATCCGCTGTAAGCTCTGCGATGCACCCGCCTATCGTATCGTTAGCACACCTATGGTAAAGCTGGAAGGGGTTACTGGGAGTTTTCCTGGGGCTTACTACTCATGGGAGCGCAAGAGGAACGAGAAGATAGCGCAAGAGCGAAAGGCTGATAACGGCTAAGTTTTGCCGCAAATATCAGTACTTGGTTATATAACCATATATAGTTTTTTTCCATAATGCTTTTTTAGCACGGAGTTTAATATGGCAACATTTATTGACGAGGGAAACGATAAAGAAGAACAGTTTGACACCCTTGAAGAAGACCAAACTGAGCAAGTAACCGAAGAAGTTCAAGTAGAGGAACAACAGGAGGAAGTTGAAGAAACTCTTCCAGAGCGTTACCGAAACAAGGACATCAAAGACATCATTCAGATGCACCAAGAGGCTGAGAAGCTGATTGGTAAACAAGGAAATGAAGTTGGCGAGCTACGGCGAATTGTTGATGACTTTATCAAAACTCAAACCGTCACAAAACAACAAGCCCCTGAAGAGGACGATGTAGACTTTTTCTCTGACCCTGACAAATACGTTCAGAAGGCTATTGAGAAGCATCCTAAAGTGCAACAGGCTGAATTGCTTGCTGCACAGATGAAGAAGGCTGAAGCCCTAGCCAATCTCAAGACGGCTCACCCTGATTTCCAAGAGGTTGTTACCTCTAGTGACTTTCAGGAATGGGTTGGCAAGAGTAAGGTTAGGCAGCAAATGTTCCATCGTGCTGATGCTCAGTATGACTTTGACTCAGCAAATGAACTGATTTCTAACTGGAAGGAGAGGGCAGAAATGCTCAATTCGACCAAGAAGATTGAAGAGGTGGGACGTAAACAAGCCATCAAGACCGCTTCCACTGGCTCTGCTAAAGGTACGGGTGAGGCGTCCAGCAAGAAGGTTTACAGACGTGCTGACTTAATTGAACTTATGACACGAAATCCTGACCGTTATGAGGCACTACAGCCTGAAATCATGGCTGCTTATGCGGAAGGACGAGTACGCTAAAAATCATTCTGAAAGGAAACTATCATGGCACTAGGTACTAACCATGTAACGAACACGACTGCGGCGACTTTCATCCCCGAGTTGTGGTCTGACGAAATCATCGCAGCCTACAAGAAAAACCTTGTTATGGCTAACCTCGTTAACAAGATGTCCTTCAAGGGCAAGAAGGGTGACACCCTGCATATTCCGAAGCCCACCCGTGGCTCGGCGTCTGCTAAGGCTGCTTCGACCCAAGTTACTCTTATTGCTGCCACCGAATCTGAGCAACAGGTTTTGGTGAACAAGCACTATGAGTATAGCCGCTTGATTGAAGACATCACGGAAGCTCAAGCCTTGGCTTCGCTGCGTCGGTTCTACACCGATGACGCTGGCTACGCTTTGGCTAAACAAGTGGACACCGACATCATCCAGTTGGGTCGTGCGGTTCAAAGCGGTAACGGTACGGCTGCGTACAACACTGCTGTTATTGGTGGTGACGGCTCGACGGCTTATGTTGCTGCTTCTAACAACGAATCGGCTCTCACCGATGCTGGTATCCGTACCGTCATCCAAACCCTCGACGACCAAGACGTGCCGATGGACAACCGCTACCTCGTGGTTCCCCCGTCTGCTCGTAAGACGTTGATGGGTCTGTCGCGTTTCACCGAGCAAGCCTTTGTTGGCGAAATCGGCGGCGGCAACACCATCCGTAACGGTCAGATTGGTGACGTGTATGGCACGAAAGTGTTTGTGACCACCAACTGCGACACCACCAGCGGCTCTGGTGCTGCTCGTGTTGCCCTGATGTTCCACAAGGACGCCTTTGTTCTTGCCGAGCAGATGGGTGTTCGCAGCCAGACCCAGTACAAGCAAGAGTACTTGGGTACGTTGTTCACCTCGGATATGCTGTATGGCGTAGCTGAGTTGCGCGACACCTCGGCTGTGGCTATCGCTGTTCCGGCTTAAGGCTAGAACTATGAAGGGAACCTCCTTAGGGGGTTCCCCTTCTGCGTTTGTTCTGTTTAATTATTTCCTAACCATGAGGTAATTAAAGAGATGAAATTCCGAAGCATACAAAACCCCCACGTAGTACTAACTTTCACCGAGGAGTTTGACATCAAAGAGATGTTGAAGCACCCGGAGTATGAGAAGGTTGAGGAAGAAGAAGTAAAGAAAGTGGGGCGTCCTAAGAAGGCTGAAACAGGGGAAGAATAATGGCAATATTTCGGGGGATTGGTGGAGCAGGTGATAGCACTACTGATGCTACCCTTACCGCTGTAACTCAGCAAGCTACCAACGCTGCTGCTTCTGCAACTGCCGCTGCTGCGTCTGCTACGGCAGCTTCTAACAGCGCAAGTAACGCATCTACGTATGCTACTAATTCTTCAACCTACGCTACCAATTCTCAAACTAGTTCTGTTCAAAGCTCTTCTGCCAAAGATGCTGCTCAGGCTGCACAAGTTGCTGCTGAAGCATCTGAGACGGCTGCTGCTGCAAGCGAGGCTGCTGCGGCTGCTAGTGAGACTGCCGCTGCTGCATCAGAAAGTGCTGCATCTACGTCAGAAACCAATGCGGCTGCTTCCGCTAGTACGGCATCTACAGCGGCTACTAATGCCTCTGCGTCTGCTAGTGCTGCATCAACCTCAGAGACAAACGCGGCTAGCTCTGCCAGTTCTGCTTCTACGTCAGCCTCTAACGCTGCTACGTCAGCAACTGCGGCTGGTAATGCACAGACGGCTGCTGAAGCTGCACAAACTGCTGCTGAGGCTGCTCAGGAAGCCATTGATGGTTTGTACTTAGGCGCACAAGCATCTGACCCAAGTGTTGATTTGAATGGTAACGCTGTAACGGCAGGGGACTGGTACTACAACACCACAACTGCTGTTACTCGCATCTACGATGGTAGTGCTTGGCAGAACGGTGCTGTGTCTACTGCTGGATTCTTGTTATCAGGCAACAACCTGTCTGACCTTGGTAGTACTGCCACAGCGCGTACCAACTTAGGTGTGGCTATTGGCACTGACGTACAAGCATATAGTTCAGTTCTTGCTGCTACTACAGCATCGTTTACCACGGCAGATGAAACCAAACTTGACGGTATTGAAGCAAGTGCTGACGTAACTGACGCTACTAATGTAGCCGCTGCTGGCGCTGCAATGGACAGTGATTTTGCCTCTCAAGGTTTGATGAAGAGAGGGGCTACGTCAGGTTCTTACAGCATTGTTACTGATAACAGCACAAACTGGAACACGGCGTATGGCTGGGGTGACCACGCTAGTGCTGGCTACCTTACCAGTGAAACATACACCGGCACGGTTACCAGCGTGGCTGCTACGGTGCCTACCGGGTTGAGCATTAGTGGCTCTCCCATCACTTCTACCGGCACACTTGCTATTACGTTTACGGCTGGTTATTCTATTCCAACTACAACCAAACAATCACAGTGGGACACTGCTTACGGGTGGGGCGACCACAGCACTCAGAACTATTTGAACACATCTTCCACTGTTGACGGGGGAACTTACTAATGGCTAACACAATTATCACCAAGAACAGCAGCACGGCATCATCTGTGCCTGGTTCTTTGACGGCTGGCGAACTTGCCATCAACACCACTGACCTGAAGTTGTACGTTGGTGATGGCGCAGCAGTGCAAACTGTGGCTGTCTCTCCCACTGTACCGCATACGTTCACTGCTGGTATTCGTGGTGAAATCACTACGCTGACGGATGGGGCAACGATTACGCCTGACATGGATGACAGCAACAACTTTTCTGTCACCTTGGGCGGCAACCGCACCTTGGCAAACCCAACCAACCTTGTAGCTGGTCAGAGTGGCAGCATATTTATTGTTCAAGACGGTACAGGTAGTCGCACCTTGTCGTGGGGCAGCTACTGGGACTTCACCAACGGTGTTGCTCCTACGCTGTCCACTGCTGCTAGTGCTGTTGACCGGGTGGACTACATTGTTCGTTCTGCAACCTCTATTCACGCTGTCTTTACGGCTAACTACTCATGAGTGTAATCGGCTCTAACATCCTAGCTGGCGCATCAGGTCAGGGTGGTTACTTCATTGACCGCAGCCTGCGTTTTCGGTCTAGTGCGTCTGCTTATTTGAGTAGGACGCTCGGCGCAAACGGCAACAAGAAGCTGTTTACCTATTCCGTATGGGTTAAGCGCTCTGGCTGGGCGACGTCGATGCCGTTTGGGCCAAGCGTGTATGTGAGCGGGGGTGACTTTGCGCTGCTTGCTTTGACTAATACCGGCGAGATTAGCTTCTCGGCGTATAATGGGGCATGGGTCGTTCAACTCGTAACCACAGCCAAGTACCGCGACCCGTCAGCGTGGATGCACATTGTACTGGTCTGGGATACAGCCCAAGCTACCGTCGCTAACCGCGCCAAAATTTATGTCAATGGTGTGGAGGTCACAGCGTTTTCAACGGCAACATATCCCGCACTAAACGCCGACATTTACCGTCTACAAAACTCTGGGCAAACACTCGTTTACAGATACGCCACCAGTAGCCTAGACGGCTACATCACCGAAGTCAACTTCATTGACGGACAAGCCCTAGACCCCACAGACTTTGGCGAAACCGATAGCGTTACTGGTGTGTGGAAGCCTAAGAAGTACACAGGCACATATGGCACTAACGGGTTCTATCTCAACTTTAGCGACAACTCATCGACCACTACGCTTGGTGAAGATGGCAGCGGTAACGGTAATGATTGGACGCTGAACAACTTTAGCCTGACCAGCGGCAGCACCTACGACTCAATGACCGATGTGCCCACGCTGACGAGTGAGACTGCGGCTAACTATGCTACGTTGAATCCGCTAGACCAAGCAGGCACTCTTTCTAGTGGAAACCTTGAAATTAGCACAACATCTGCTTCTTGGAAACAAGCAAGAGGAACGATTGGTATAAATAGCGGAAAGTGGTACTGGGAAACAACGCTTGTCAGCGGTACAAACTACATGACTGGTATTTCTAAATCCACTGGAGGCTCTACATACCCCGGTGCAAATGCTGATGGATGGGGTTATGCTGGCGGTGCAAGTGGTACTTTATATAACAATGGGAGTGGAAGTTCATATGGCGCAGGGTACACAGCAGGCGATGTAATCGGTATTGCTTTAGACCTTGATGCTGGGACATTAACTTTTTATAAAAATGGAAGCAGCCAAGGACAAGCAGCAAGTGGGTTGACTGGTACATGGTTTCCTAGCGTGGCAGTTTATGCGTCAAGTGGCACTACTAAATGGGCTTTTAACGTAGGTCAACTGCCCTTTGCCTACACCCCGCCGACAGGCTTCAAGGCGCTGAACACATACAACCTGCCTGACTCAACTGTTGCGGATGGGAATGATTATTTCAACACAGTCTTGTATACGGGTAATGGTACAAGTCAATCATTGAGTGCAGGTTTTGCTAGTGATTTTGTGTGGGTAAAGAATCGCAGCACGGCAAATTCGCATCAACTTACTGACATCGTTAGAGGTAATACAAATGCCTTGGCTTCCGATTTAACTATTGCCGAATACACCGGCGAGATAAGTTTAACCAGTTCTGGATTTAGCGTAAGCGGAAATGCCAATGCCACAAATAAAGCATCACAGACCTATGTAGGCTGGACATGGAAAGCTAACGGCAGCGGCGTAAGCAACACCGATGGCAGCATAACGTCCACGGTGAGTGCCAACACCACGGCTGGGTTTTCTATTGTGACTTATACGGGCACGGGTGCAAACGCTACGGTTGGGCATGGTTTGGGGGCTGCGCCGTCTATGGTGATTGTGAAAGGTCGCTTAATTAACTATGGCGGCGGCATTGGTGGTGATTGGATTGTTTGGCACAACGCACTTAGCGCAACTGAACGTCTTTATTTGAACTACACAAACGCGACGGCAACAGGTCAAACAACAACTTGGAACTCCACATTACCAAGCGCATCTGTTGTTTCGTTGGGTAATAACCTCCATGTAAATTATGATAGTAGTTCAACTTATGTTATGTACTGCTTTGCCGAGGTCGAGGGCTTTAGCAAGATGGGCAGTTACATCGGCAACGGGTCTACAACTGGCGATGGGACGTTTGTGTACACGGGGTTTAGACCGGCTTGGGTGCTGATAAAGCAATCTAGCATTTCTGGTAATAATTGGGTTATCTACGATGCCGTAAGAGATGCGTACAACGAATGTGATTCTGTACTATATCCAAACCTATCTAACGCGGAATTTAGCGGAACAACAGTTAATTTAGACTTGCTTTCAAACGGCTTCAAGGCGCGTGATAATTGGGGCGCTATTAACACAAGCGGTGAAACTTACATCTATATCGCATTTGCCGAAAACCCATTCAAAAATTCTCTAGCGAGATAAGGAAAAGATATGTACTACCAAAACAACAAACCTTTACCAGTTGGTCGGGCGTTCACGCTTGGGGACATTCAATACCCTGCAAACTGGTTACAACTGTCCAGCGCAGAAGAACGCGCAGCACTAGGCATCACTTGGGTTGCTGACCCTGTTCGCGCTGATGACCGCTTCTTTTGGGGCGGCGATGTCAATATGCCCAAAGAATTGAACGACCGCGAGGAGTTTGACGCCGAGGGCAACCCGTTGTATGTGCAGGTCTATGACGCCGCTACCGAAAGCATGGTGGATACCGAAGAACGCTTGGTCACTAAGGGCTTGAAGTCGCAATGGACTGCACAGGTCAAGGACACGGCTGGCAAGCAATTAGCTGCTACCGACTGGATGGTAATTCGCAAGGCTGAACGTGGCGTGGACATTCCTGCCGATGTTGCTGCCAAACGCGCCGCCATCATTGCAGAGGCTGACCGGCTAGAGGCTGCGATTGCCAGTTCTGCTGATGTTGCTTCGTTCATTGCAGTAGTGTCTGACCAACGCTGGGGTGAATAATCATGCCAGGTGACATCCAACTGTCTGATGCACAGATTGATGCCATCGCAGAGAAGGCGGCAGAGAAAGCATTTAACAAAATCTATGCTGAGGTGGGCAAAAGTGTTCTCACCAAGTTGGCATGGCTAACAGGCGCTGCTGTGATTGGTTTGTTTATATGGCTAGGAGGACATAACTCCCTGCCAAAATAGGGAGAAAGAGATGATTGACCCAGTTAGCGCCTTTGCCCTTGCGACTGCCGCGTTTAACGGCATCAAGAAGGCGATGGAGGTGGGGAGAGAACTGGAGGACATAGCAGGATTCTTTGGTAAATACTTCCAAGGTGTTAGCGATGTCAACAAGGCGGCAGAAGAGGCACAAAACCCGCCGCTATTCAGGAAAGTGTTTAGTAGTGGCTCGGTTGAAGAAGAAGCCATGAACGCCCTGATACACAAGAAGAAGATAGAGCAGATGGAGAGTGAACTGCGTCAGATGATAACACTTCGGTACGGGGTGGAAGCATACAAAGAGATGATGCAGATGAGAAGGCAAATCAGGGAACAGAGAGAACGCACTGTATATAAGCAAGCACAACGGAGAAAGAACTTCTTATGGAACACATTGTATGTTGGTTTAATCTCCACTCTCCTTGGATGTCTATGGTGGTTGCTGGTGTTTATCACAAACTATAAGGGGTAAGCGATGTACGGAAAGAAAAAAGGCAAGGGTAAGAAGCCACCCAAGAAGGGGTATTGATATGAAGCCAGGATTGTATGCAAACATCCATGCCAAGCGTAAGCGGATTAAGGAGGGTAGTGGTGAAAAGATGCGTAAGCCCGGAAGCACTGGAGCGCCTACTGCAAAGGCTTTCAAAAAAGCAGCAAAGACGGCAAAGAAAAAATGAAGAACGCAAAGCACTACACCAAGGCAGGGAAGTTGTGGACAGGAAAAACGCACAAGATGCCTGACGGTTCTCTGCACACAGGGGCTACACACACTGCCTCGTCAGAGAAGCTGTATCACCAAAAGGGAAAAGACAATGCCACTAAAGCGCGGAAAAAGTAAGAAAGCAGTAAGTGCAAACATCCGCACTTTGGTGAAAGAGGGTAAGCCTCAGAAGCAAGCCATTGCCATTGCACTACAGAAGGCTGGTAAGGCTAAACCAAGGAAGAAAAATGGCTGATTCATTCACCGACTTTATCCAAAACCTATTCCCTAGTATGGGTCAGACACAGCGTCCCATGCTGACTGGTACGTTCACTGACCCTGCTGGCTTTCGTGCTAGTGACGCTGCTGCTACCTACTACGCTGACCCATTTAGGAAACAGAACGCCATTACCCAAGCCTCCCTTGATGCTGCTTTGAAGCAGAAACAAGCAGATGAGGCTGCACAGCGTGTACAAGGGATGTTGTCAGGTGATGGCGGTGCAGAAATGTCAGACCAAGGCTTAAATCCTGCTGTAGCGGCTTTCTTGGATGCTGAAGCCCTAACTCCCGGCGCTCGTGATGCCCGTATGACGCAATTATCAAACTTCCTAAATCCTTTAAACACGACTCCAATAAACTATGCAACCTTGCTTGGACTTAATAATGCCAAAGCTATGGCTGCTCAAAACGCCATTACAGGTGGCAAAATTAGCGGGCTTATTTCTGGTCTTTTTGGTCTTTCTCCTAGTGGAGCAGATGCGATTGATGCTGGAGACCTTGGCTCTTTAGGTATAAACGATGGTGTTGCATCTATTGGTGGTGTTTCTTTAGGAGGTGTAGACACAAGCGGTGGTTTTGATTCTGCCGGTGGTGGTACGGTTGGCGGTACTGGAATGGACGCTAGTAATGCTGATGCTATTGGTGGTTGGTTATAAATGAAACACTCAGTAGGTAAAACCATCACCACCACTGGCTCAGATGTGGAACTCTTCACTGTGCCTAATGGGTATGTTGCTGAAGTGACTACGTTGTTTATCTCAAACACCAGTGGTAGCACTGCCTCTGTTAGTGTGTATTGGCAGCACGCCCACGATGCTACCCATAAGATTTACATCATCAATGGTAAGAGTTTGAACAGCAAAGACTATTTACAGTTTTCTAGTGGCTCTATTGTTTTAAAGGCTGGTGATAGTTTTCAAGTACAAACCAACACCTCAGGCATCTCTTATATTGCTACCTTTGACTTACGTAAAGAGTTCCCAATGTACACTTTTGATGGTGAATAGGGTTGACAACTTACTAAAAATGTGGTAAAATGCCGGAGATTAAGGAACAATAATGACTTATTTACAACTTGTCAACGCTGTGCTACGCCGCCTCAGAGAGAACGAGGTGGCTTCTGTGTCTTCAACCTCTTATTCCAAACTGATTGGTGACTTTGTTAATGAGGCACGGCATCAGGTTCAGAGCGCATGGGACTGGTCTTCGCTACGTTCCACCCTCACTGTTACCACTGCTGCTGACACGTTTAATTATGAGTTGAACGGCGCTAACAACAGGTCTTCACTGCTTAACGTGTGGAATGACACTTCTGATTGGGAAATGCAGCTTAAGAGTTCTGCTTGGTTTGACCAGCAGTTCTTGATGACCACCCCTCAGAAAGGCTCACCGATTTATTACAACTTTAACGGTGTTAGCAGCGATGGTGACATCCAGGTTGACCTATACCCTATTCCTGATGGTGTTTACACGCTACGTTTCAACATGGTGTTGCGGAATAATGATTTGACTAACGATGCTGATGTTGTATCTGTACCGACACGCCCTATCATCCTCTTAGCCACTGCTATGGCTATTGAAGAACGCGGTGAGGATGGAGGACAGCAAAGCATCAATGCCTATCAGATGGGTCAGAACGCCCTAGCTGATGAGATTGCTTTTGATGATGCCCGTAACCCTGAAGGAACTGTTTGGTACGCAGCATGAAACAACTACAAAACGTATCAGTTGTTGCTCCGGGCTTCTATGGGTTGAACACTCAGGACAGTAGTGTCACTTTGTCCACCAACTTTGCCCTCACTGCCGACAACTGTATTATTGATAAATATGGTAGGTTGGGTAGTCGTAAGGGTTGGACTATGGAGACCACTGACGGCAGCACTGAACTTAGTGGAGCCACTGTCAAGTTCATGATGGAACACGTCAATGCCGACAACAGTGTTGAGGTTTTGTCAGGTGGTAATAACAAAGTTTTTTCAGATGGTGTTGGCGCTGCGTTGACCGACATCACTCCCAGTTTGTATACCATTACGGCAGACAACTGGAAGGGTGCTTCTTTGTATGACCATGCCATGATTGTCCAAAGCGGTCATGAGCCTTTGGTGTACAACTCAGGGAGCAGCCCTGTGTGCCAAACCATGACTGACTACACCAGTTTGACACAAAACTATGGCTCTTCTTACCCCCGTGATGTTATTTCTGCTTGGGGTAGGTTTTGGGCACATGATGGTGAGACGGTGTATTGGAGTACGGACATTGCAGACACCAACTTCCCTGCTTTCTATGGCGGCACCAGTGGTACGTTAAACATCTCTGCTGTACTGCCTAACAACACTGACACCATTGTTGCTCTAGGGGCGCACAACAACTTCCTAATCATCTTCTGTAAGAACAACATTGTTCTCTATCAGAACGCAGACAACCCGATTGCTGGTAATTTCTCTGTTAATGACGTGATTCTTGGTACTGGTTGTGTTGCTCGTGACAGCGTACAAACCACTGGCAATGACATTATCTTTTTGTCTGACAACGGGATAAGGTCTTTAGGTAGACTGATTCAAGAGAAGAGTTTGCCCATGCGTGACCTGACAAAAAACATTAAGGATGACTTTGTACAGATTATTAAAGCAGAGCAGGGCGTAGAAGAAGATATGCGTAGTGTTCGCTCTGTCTATTCTGAGCAGAACGCCTTCTACCTCATCTCCTTCCCTACCTCATCCATTGTGTATTGTTTAGATATGCGACAAGCACTAGAAGACGGGTCAGCGCGTATCACTCGTTGGGTGGACTACACTGCTAGAAGTTTTCTACGCCGCCGTAACCGAGATGTGTTGATTGGTAA